TGAAAGGTTCTCAGTTGAGCGGTGAAGCCAGAAAGAAAGCCCGCCTTGATTTTGAAAAAATGAGGGAGGGTTCTGCTGGTGGTAGTCCTCTTGTATTTGATGAAACGCAAGACTACGTACCTTTGGAGATTGACACAAAGGTCTTGCAGTTGATAACAAGTAACAACTTCTCGACAGCCCAAATTGCAAAGGTTCTACGTGTTCCAAGTTACAAACTTGGTGTAAATAGCCCTAACCAATCTGTGGCCCAACTGATGGACGATTATGTATCAAATGACATGCCATTCTATCTGGATGCCATCACAAGTGAGCTTGGTTTGAAAGTGTTGAGTGATGAGGACAGAAAGAAATTCCGTATCGAGTTTGACACTAGACGGGTAACTGGTTTGAGCGTTGATGACGCTAGGAATCTTGTCAAAGACCAAATGCTTACGCCTAACCAAGGATTGGAACAGCTTGGTCTGCCTAAGTCTGATGACTCGAACATGGATAGGTATCAGTCAAGTCTTAACTATGTCTTTTTGGATAAAAAAGAAGAGTATCAAGAAGTGAAAGGAGGTGAGGATGTGAATGCCAAAGAGAATTAAGTTACGTGGCCCGTTGATTTCTAATAATCAGCAAGAGGCCTATGACTGGTTTGGTATGGAGGCTGTTAGCGCAAAATCTATTTCTAATGCCATGCCAGATGATGGTTCAGACATCGTTCTGGTTTTACCCGCACGCGCGGGGTGATCCTGAAATCTCATCGCCAAGTGACAGCAGTGGAGACCGACCAAGTAGCGTGTCATGCGTGAAGAATTTCCAGTGGATAACATCAGCAGACCGACATTTGATTTCAGAGCTGGCAGTGTCATCCGCTAACGTATACAACACATCGTGGTCATCCGTTTCTTCTACTGTCGTTTGAGACGGTTTAAAAAATTGGAATTGCAATGCCTTCCCTGTGATTGGGTCACGAAGAATCCGAGAATAGCTATTTCCAGTCAAGATGGCATTCACAACCATAGCGAACTTCCAATCTCTGGCCGTCGCACTTTTGGTTGACTTGACATTCAACAAGTAGTTGATTTCAGCATCATCCTCTACTTCTCCTGCAAAATTTTTCTTAATCAAAGGGAAGCGGGCTACATCTCCAGCAATGATGGACACAGCCGTCAAGACATCGCTATTCTTCAATGCCGATATGCCAACGTATGCTGGAGCGCTATTCCCAGACAAGACAGAAGAAATATAATCATCATAGGAGACTTTTCCCCCTAGCGGTTGAAAAAAACTCATTTATTCATCCTCACCTCCTTTCTACCCGTTATTTGTGGTAGAAACATTTATAATGATTGCTAATGCAACCAACAATATAACGCCGACAAAGTAGCCTAAAATTAGGTTAAATAAAAAAGCTGAATAGGTAATCAACCAAAATCCAAAGATGAGTAGGATAGTGTGGATGTTGTTTAGTAGCCACTTCATCTAAAACATACTCTCACTTTCTAATATTTTTTCATCAGTCCAATAACCAGAACCATCGAATGGCTCCAGGAAGCAGACTGCATAAGCGTTCAATCCAGCATCTGCAGGGTCAATCTTATTGCTGTTCTTGTTCTTATCAATCCGCATACCGTTATTGTCGACCTTTGTATAAGCGTTGTTAAATGCCATTGTCAACAACGGATTTCCAGAATGCTTTATTTTGCCGTTTTTAACGTCGTCTCGGAATTGTTTGGTTGGCATGTTCAGAATCATGGTTGTCTGAGATACTTGTATTAAAGGCCATTCTGGGTGGCGTTTCTCAATCATGGTCAAGATAGAACCAAACTGGTACGGGTCATAACAAATACCTTGGACTTCCCAATCATTCATATAGACCATTTCTTCCAACTTCTCCATGACCCGCTCATCATCTATGACCCCAGATTCAAGCGTGGTTATCTCACAGTAGCCCTGTCTTTCAAGATTGGTATAGGATACACCATCACGCTTTTCCTTGGCTGTCAACCCGTATTTTGTAGCAACAAAAGAGAAGTTATCAATATGCCAGTAATCATCCATCATGACCATTGGACTTATTGAAAATAAGTCACTTACACGCCCTACGTCAACTCCTAGCCAAACTCTGCGTTTGCGTGTGTCTGGTTTATCAATCTTAGCTAAATCCCACGTTTGTTTATCTATGTAAGATTCCTCGCTTGACTGTCGCCACATGTTGTAATTTTTAACAAGGACACCATTTAAGTTGCCCTTTTCTTTAGCTTCTGCAAGTCTATCTCGTAGGTAGCCAAGCACCTGATTTCTAAGTCCTTCAACCTCCAAAATTGGATTAGACTTAATCCAGTTTGTTTCGTCTTCAATTTCTTCAACTGATTCTTGTTCTGCGATATAGGAAAAGTAGTTATCATTGATAACTTCGCCTTTTGCTATCTTCTTAGCATAGTTCCATTCAGTCATGTGAAATGGACCGTTTAAGTTAAATCCAGCGGTTGAGATAATAAACGTTAACGGACTTTCTAATTGTGCTTGTGACGATTCGATAAGTTCCATTAGTTCATCTGTTTTAGCAGCAGCATATTCATCTACTACACAACAATACATTTCATATCCATCAAGTCCGCCAGTTTCTCTCGAAAGAGGTCTGACATAGGAATAGTCGTTTAAGTTTCTTAATTCATCCCTGACCTTTTTGGTGGCTTTCTTGATTTCAGGGTATCGACTTCTTAAAGCCTCTAATTGTTTAGCGCACATGTTGAAAATGATACTTGCTTGCGCTTTGTCATTCGCACCAGTAAATAACTGTCTACTCATTGCAGGATTCCGGCCGAACAGAAACTCGTATAAGATGATACCCGAGATAAGAAGAGACTTACCGTTCTTTCGTGCCACAGATACGACTGCTTTTTTAAATCTTCGTAATTCTTTATTATCTGCACGTCTCCAACCGTAGATGCTACCAACAATAAATTTTTGGAAACTTGCCAAAGGAAATGACTTTCCTGTTTTTGGATCAGGTAACATTTCCATAAAGCTAATCGCTTTTTCAGCATAAGAAAAATCCCAAACGTATTCTGTTTGAGATTCCATATCTTTTAAATGCCTGTTACAAGCGTCAATGATTGACTTGGAGGCAAGAATTTCTCCATCGACTATTGATCGTGCATATTTTGTTGTCGAGTCCAATCTTACCTCCTTTTCTATTATTGACTTCCAAAGAACTTATCAAATAATGTTTCTTCTTTCTTTTCCTGCTTAGGCACGAACATCTTCATCCGACTGTCAACGGTCAACCCTAGCTGACTGGCAGTCATACGGATATTGGTTGTTGCTTTCTCCAAAGTGATAATCAATGGATTCGCTACCAACCCTTTGTCATCATCATAGATAACTAACCCAAGCTCATCTATCTTTTGAGAAATTTCTTTGTAAACAGCATACCAAGTGCAGTAGCTTTCTAGGACAGCCCTGTCTAAGTTACGCACAGGAAGGTTTCTCAGACCTTTTATGACTCGCTTATACTCATCTTTGGCTATGTTATTAAAATGGTTAGGGGGCTTTGTAGGAAGCATAGGTAGTCCGTCAGATGCTAACTCTTCAACCTCTTTACGCATTTCTTTTTCTGCTTTTGTCAGATGCTTCTTGTTACTGTCTACAACCTTCATCTTTCTACCCACAAAACTACACCTCCTTTCTAATTCCACGAACCTTTGGCATCGTTACAAGCTTTACAGATTGGCTGTAAGTTATCCCAATCTAAGCGTTTTGACCAATCCTTTTTTATGCTGATAACGTGGTCTGTCATAGTTGCCTCACCACCACATACTGCACATATATAATCATTAGTAAGTAGCACCATCTTGCTAGTCTTGCGCCAAATGGCCGAGTTGTAAAACTGCATAGCCTCTTTGTTGTATTGCATTGCATGTTTCCTATAAGGAATTGAAACAACGTTCTCAACCAATGCCGGCAAACCGTTAGGTAAGATTGCATGAACCCTATAAGGAATTGAAACCATCGGATTTAAACGAATTATATTTCGACAAAACAGATTGAAGACTCCTTACAATCGGATTGCATGAACCCTATAAGGAATTGAAACTTAAAACCGTAAATTATTGTTTTG